GAGGTATTGCATGAAATTGATATTGCGCAGACGGTAATGGTACGATGTAAAGAGTGTAAGTATTTTGAAAAGGCAGAGTGCATAGATGGATTCCTAATATGCCCTGCTAGTGGTATGGAAATACATGAAAATGATTTTTGCAGCTATGCGGAAAGGAGAAGCCGGGATGATTAGATTACATGATGCTGATGGTGGGCATGAAATTTGGTTGAATGAAATATATATCGATGAGATCACTGCAGACGAGAAGGTTACTATTGTTTCTATGTTGGCTAGGGAATGCTGCTGCGTCACCGAAACTCCGGAGCAGATTCTGGGAAAGATGGGAGAGACAACGCAGCCAGCGCCGGCGAAGAACAATCTAACAAAATGGATTATAGGAATGAGCGATGAGGCGTTAGAGAATGTTATTTCGGCCGGTACGCAGCGCCACACGTGCCTAGCATGCCCGGCTAAGGATCTATGTGATGAAATGGATGGTAGCTGCGCCGGTGCATTCAGACGCTGGGCGATGGAGGCATCCGAGGAATCAGATAAAAGGAGGGTAAAAAAGAATGAATGTGATGCTTGATGAAGGTGCGAAACTTCCACTCAGGGCGCATGATGCAGATGCTGGTTATGATTTATTTTCAAGAGAGAGTGCATATATTCCAGCAGGAGGAAGTCATAAATTTGATACAGGCGTTCATATGCAGATACCGGAAGGGTTTGCTGGATTGCTGGTTAGTAAAAGCGGATTGAATGTAAATTACGGGTTAAAAAGCGAAGGTTTGATTGATAGCGGATACACGGGCAGCATTGTTGTAAAATTGTATAACCACGGCGAAGAAGGCGTTTACATTAAAAACGGTCAGAAGATCAGCCAGATTATCATTATTCCGATTAAAACCGAAGAACTAGCAATCGTGGACAAGTTTTCTGACACCGAAAGAGGAAGCAATGGTTTCGGGAGCAGCGGATTATGATGATTGATATGCATGTTGGACCGGTTGAGATTATTTGCTGTGTGTGTTTAATTTTCCTTATGGCCTGTATGGCAATTAAAGAATCATGACAACTTACACAATGGGATGCGGAATAATGCCGAAATGGGTTACACAGCGGCTAATTGCCTATAAACGAATGGACGGAAAAACGGGATATGAGTTGCACATTGGGTTTAGTGTATTTGACATTATGCCCGGTGATACAATCATGAAGGACGGCCATCAAATACATGTTGAAAGGATGTGCAGCCACAGCAATGGAAGTCAAAAAGTATTTGGAACAAATAGAAAAGTACGACAGAATCATAGAAAACAAGCTGGAAGAAAAACAGAGATGGCATGAAATTGCAACCAGCATAACGGTGCAAACTGAAGGCGAGAAGGTGAAATCATCTGGACGACAACAGAAGATGGCGGATGCTGTGGATATGTACATTGATCTTGAAAGAGAAATAGACCTGATCATTGCTCAGAGGGCGCAGGAGAGGCAGACCGTTATCAACACGCTTGAACTGCTGCCCGCTCTTGAGTATGACGTGCTCTATCGAAAACATGTAAAATATCAATCATTTGATGATATTGCAGAGGCACATGCAAAATCATACAGCTGGGCCACTAGTGTATATGGACAGGCCCTGCAAAGTCTTCAAAAACTTCTGGATGATGGAAGGTGAATGATATGCTGCAGAGAGTTGAAAACGAAGATGCGATTAAGTATGGCTGCAAATACTGTAGCCATGCCAAACGAAAGAGACGAAAAAGCGAATCTGGAAGATGGGGGGGTGTTCTGGTGCTGTCCATATGAAAAATGTCCGTACGGAGAGATCGACCAAGCTGGAAGTTTCAAAAAGTATTTGAAGGGTGATCAATATAAAACGCAATTTGAAATTCTGGAGGGTGGCGTTGCTTCCGGCGGTGATAAGTATGCTTGATCTGGAGTAATCTGGAATTATTTGCAAAAAATTAGCGTAATCTGGAATTTTCTGCAAAAAGTTAGCGAAAATTAGCGTGAATTGCAAAAAGTTGTTATAAATTGCAAAAAGTTGGCGTGCATTGGAGTAAAAACTGTGATATAGTGTAAAACGTGAAAATTTGAAAAGCGCTGGGCTGATGCCTTGGCGCTTTTTTCATTGCAAAGGAGCTGATATGAAATGAAGATCAATGTACTTGGAACTATATATGACTTAATCGAGTCCAGTGCGGCAGAAGATGAAAATTTGGCCGAAATGGATGGATATTGCGATACAAGTGCGAAACTATGTGTTGTTGATGATATGAAAAATGCTGCTAAGGAAAGTTTCTCGAAAAAGAATTTAGATGAATACAAAAATGGCACCAAGAGACATGAATTGATTCATGCCTTTATGTATGAATCTGGTCTTGACGCAAATAGTTTTTGGGCGCAGAACGAAGAGTTGGTGGATTGGATTGCGCTGCAGTTTCCGAAAATGAAAAAAGCATTCGAAGAGGCCGGTTGTCTGTAAGTGACGAAAGGAAAATGAGAACGTGAATATAATCGAAAAAAAATTAAACGAGATAAAGCCGTATGAAAAAAATCCAAGAAGAAATGACGACGCAGTAAAATATGTCGTTGAATCAATCAAAGAATTTGGATTTAAGGTGCCGATCATAATTGATAAGAACGGAATCATCGTTGCTGGTCATACCCGGTACAAAGCGGCAAAAAAGCTAAACATGGAGAAGGTTCCCTGCGTTATTGCTGATGATCTGACAGAAGAACAGGTAAAGGCGTTTCGATTGGCTGATAACAAAACCAGCGAGATGGCAGCATGGGATTTTGACCTGCTTCACGAAGAATTGGATGAATTGCAGCAGTTTGATTTTTCGATGGAAGACTTCGGATTCTATAACAATTTCAATGACGATGAATTCGATGATCTGTTTGAAAGCAAGGCAAAAGAGCAGACAGAAAGCAGAAAGGACGAATCAGCAGATGATTTTTCCGGGCAGTGGAAAGTCATTGTACGTGCAGAGAGCGAAGAAGAGGCGCAGGAAATTGCAGAACTGCTGAATGAAAGCGGTTATGAATGCGAGGTTATGCGGATATGATGCAGATTATTACTTTTAATCAGATTATCGGGTGTCATAACTGGCCCGGTGCTCCTGAGAGATATGCTTATTTGAGGAATACGCACCGCCATGTGTTTCATGTGCGCTGCTGGTTTTATGTTGATCATTCGGACCGGCAGATCGAGATAAACGATATGCAGCAGATCATTGAATATGAATTTACAAAAAAATGGAGCCTGAAAGGGGAGGGAAAAGGCTTTCAGTTTGGAGCAATGAGCTGCGAAGACATTGCGAAGTGGTGCGTTGATACATTCGAATGCGAAGCCTGCGAAGTGATGGAAGATGGGTTTGGTGGAGCTTATGTTAGGCGCTAACTGTAAAGTGCATTTCGCGGGTTCTGATAATAGCGTGCCGCATCTGGCAAGCAGTAATGTTGCGCGAGTAAACTACCAGCTCTTTACTTGTTATCCATTCATCGCAAACAAAAAACCGGAAGATGATTTTCGATTTGGTGAAGGTGATTTATTTGTTCCTAGATGGGTGCAGCAACTGCGCAAGCATGTTATCATGGATTCTGGTCTATTTACCCTTATGTTTGGGGCGAAGAAAAATGAGAAGCAGACTATTGAAACGCTAACAGCATGGCAAGACAAAACAGCAAAGTTTGTAAGGCAGAATAACCTCACTTGTACTTGCGTTGAAATTGATTGCCAAAAGGTGCTTGGCGTTGATGAGGCATGGTATTTCAGGAGGAGAATGAAAGAGGTTATGCCAAACAACCGGCATATCAATGTTTTTCATTTAGAAGATGGAAGGAAAGGACTCGACAGGCTCATTGAGTTTTCTGAATATATTGCAATATCAGTGCCGGAGCTGCGCATTCATAGGCCGAAGTCGTACAAATACGAAGTCACATGGTTAGCAAACTATATTAAGAACAAAAAACCGAGTATTGATATTCACCTGCTGGGATGCACCGAAAAGGGATTGCTTGAGCAAAATAAATTTTGTACAAGCGCAGATTCTACTAGCTGGCTTTCTTCTGTGAGGTATGGGAATTCAAACTACAAAAGATACAATATCAACCAGCTTAGGCAAGAAAAACGACTGCAAGTGCGTCCATTATTGCAGGCTGAATATGATAAGTACAAAACGCCTTCCATGCAGGCGATGAGCGACAAAAAAATAAAGTATATTGAAGATTGCTATTTTTCGGCTGTTTTTTGCAAAACTATGTACGAAAAATCAGTTGGACCGCAAGATTGATCAATGACAGAGAGCTGCAAAGCCGCTCTATTTTTATTTGGAGGAATTATGCATGTGTAAAATGACTAAAATGACGACGAAAGATGCGATGGGCATAGCAATAGAGCAGGCCCGAAAAACGATGAATGAAAATATTGGCGGTCCCTTTGGGGCGGCCATTTTTGATGAACACGGAAATTTGATTGCAGTAAATAGCAATAGAGTTTTGCAAGACCACGACCCGACGGCGCACGCAGAAATCACGGCCATTCGAGAGGCGTGTAAGAAATTAGGCACACATGACCTTTCCGGCTGCATTATGGTTGCGACTGGCTACCCCTGCCCGATGTGCCTTGGGGCGATGATTTGGGCAAACATTAAAACGTGTTATTATGGCTGCACGCCAAAGGATGCCGAAGCAATAGGATTTCGAGATGAATTTATCTATGAGTTTATCAAAGGAAAATGCAGCGATACCAATGTATTGAAATTCGAGGAATCGCAGCGGGAAAACTGCTTGCAGCTCTTTGAAGAATATCATAAAAAAGAAAAGGAGTTATATTGATGATTGAAAACATTTACAAAGTGAAATCTATTGAGATCGAAGCAAGTGCAAAGTGTTTTTGCCCGCTGGGGCAGGATTGGTACACAAACCAGTTTTGCATTTATATGGATCCTGGTCAAAAAATTCCGGACTACTGCGATATTGACAGATGGATTCGTGAAAATCTCAACGGTCAATCACTGATCATTGAGGATGCCACAAACAGGTTATATCAGCATGTTATGAAAGAATACGAGCCGTTTTTCTGTAGTATTGATAATTGTGTTGAAGATGCCAGACACAGCAAGGTTACAATCACGGTTGAGTAAGGAGAAAAAGCAATGAATAAGAAAGTCAGTATTTTGCAGCTTTTGTTGACGCTGCTTTTTGTTGTTAGCCTTTTGATCAGCAATATCATCACAGGAAAACAGATTCAGCTTCCGTTTGATATTACGATGACAGGCGCTATTTTCATATTTCCTGTCACCTATATTCTCTCGGATGTGTTTTCGGAGATATACGGCTACAGATGGAGCCGCATAACATGCTATCTGGCGTTTGCAGCTAACTTGTTTGCAGTTATTATGTTCAGCATTGTTATTGCAACGCCTGCGCCCGGCTACTGGCCGAATCAAGAAGCGTTTGAAACAGTGCTAGGAAATTCGCCGAGGATTCTGTTTTCTTCCCTTGCGGCTTTTGTAATTGGCGACCTTGCGAATGACCTTGTTTTCAAGAAAATGAAAAGCAAGCATCCAAATGATCATAAAGGATTCGGCTTCCGTGCTATTTTATCTAGTTTCTGCTGGGAGCTGGTGGACAGTTTAGTATTTTTACCGCTGGCGTTTTTGGGTACTATGCCAGTATCAACGCTAGTTACAATGACGATTTTACAGGTATTTTTGAAAACAGGTTATGAGATTATAGTGCTACCGATTACACACTTGGTTGTTAAGAAAGTCGGTAAATATGAAATGAAGATAGCAAAATAGAAAGCGAAAGAGGGATGCGAAATGGACGGAAAGAAGTATCAGTTTGATAAAATGACGCCGGAGCGCCGTGCAGAGTGCGGAAGAAAAGGCGGTATCGCATCAGGAGAAGTGCGAAGAGAGAAAAAAGCAATGAAAGAAACCATTGCTTCCGTCCTTCGTATGCCGATTAAAAACGGGAAATCTGTTGATATTGAATCTTTACGCAGTTTCGCAGCGCTTCGAGGAAAAAACATCTCAGTGCAAGAAGCAATCATCATTGCTCAAATACAGAGAGCCATGAAAGGCGATACAAGAGCCGCTGAGTTTATTCGCGATTCAAGCGGGAACAAGCTAAAAGAAGCTGTTAAAATTGATGCAAACATCAATAATCCATTTGAAGGTCTAAGCACTGAGGAACTGAGAAAACTGATTGAAGATGCTTAAAGATGTGCTCAAGCGTTTTGCGAAGATTGAACTTGCAAAACGTGAATTCTGGGAATACTGTAAATTGACATCTCCGGATTTTTACAAAGAAGAGCGCTCTTTCCTTCGTGAGCTGGCTGAGAAGTTGCAGTGGTTTATTGAGGAATCTGATTCTCAATTTATGGTAGTGACGCTACCACCACGGCATGGGAAAAGTAGAACAGCAAGCAAGCTTGTACAATGGCTTTTTGGGAAATACGGATCAGGAAAAAGGGTTATGACAGGATCATACAATGAAACCTTGTCAGGAACATTCGCTAAGGCAGTTCGTAATACAATAGCAGCTGTTTCAACTGGTGATTCTATTGTGTACAATGATATATTTCCGAATATCCATATCAAATATGGAGAAGCAGCGGCGCAAATGTGGGCATTAGAGGGCAGCGATCAGATCAATTATCTTGCCACGAGCCCGACTGGTACGGCAACAGGTTTCGGTTGCGATATAATGATAATTGATGATCTTATTAAATCTGCAGCAGAAGCCTACAATGAAAATGCCTTGATGGCACAAATTGAATGGTTTACCAATACTATGTTGTCAAGAACGGAAAAAGAATTTAAAGTTATCATCATTATGACCCGATGGGCCAATGGCGATTTGGCAGGGTACGTATTAGAAAACTATGAGAATGTTATTCATATAAATTACAAGGCATTACAAAATGATGGAACTATGCTCTGCGACGAAATACTTTCACGCAAAGATTTTGAGTTGAAAACCAAAAACATGAATAAAGATATAATAGCAGCCAATTATCAACAAGAGCCCATCGATATAAAGGGCCGCCTATATACCAATATTCAAACATACAGCAGTATTCCTGAAGACGATTCCGGAAAAGCGTTGTTTGATTATATATTGAACTACACCGACACTGCCGATGAGGGCAGTGATTTTTTATGTTCAATTTGTTACGGCATGTATGGATCCGCCTACTATATCTTGGATGTTCTTTACACCAAGGATCCGATGGAAATAACAGAACCAGCAACGGCGAAAATGCTAACACGAAACAATGTAGGTAATGCGCTGATTGAATCAAATAATGGCGGCAGAGGATTTGCTAGGAATGTTGAGCGAGAACTTAGGGAATTAGGCAATACTCATACGGCGGTCAAATGGTTTCATCAGAGTCAGAACAAAAAGGCCAGAATTCTTTCTAATAGTACGGGCGTTATGAATAATGTGCTTTTTCCTGTTGATTGGGAAGAGCGCTGGCCAGAGTTCGCAAATTCCATAAGAGTCTACCAAAAAGAGGGAAAGAATGAGCATGATGATGCTGAAGATGCGATTACTGGCGTTTATGAGAACCCGAAGCCAAAGGAGCCGCCTAAGCTTAATAAGTCATTCAGAGGAGGGATATAGTGTTTAAGATTCCGAAAGACTTAGTATTAACAGATGATTTGCTGGATGAATTTCTGACAAAGCACAGGCAGGAAGTGACCAATATTTACGAGCCGCTGCATAAAGCGTATACCAGCGATCATGATATTTTGCATCAAGACAAAAAACCAAACTACAAGCCAGATAATAGGATAGTTGCCAACTTTCCGAAGTACATCGTTGACACCATGAACGGATTTTTTATTGGCAATCCTATAAAAATCGCTTGCGATGATGATGCGGTTGCTGACTGGGTGGATTATCTTGATCAGTACAATGATCAGGATGATAACAATGCAGAACTTTCGAAAATTTGTAGCATTTACGGGCATGGCTACGAAATGTACTATGTAAATGAGGATTCTGAACTTTGCATCACCTATCTAAATCCAATGGAGGCATTCATGATCTATGATGAATCGATCATTGAACGACCTCTTTATTTTGTCCGGAGATATGTAGATTATGAGGGTAACGAATGGGGAAGCATTTCGGATTCTGAGAATGTCCGACATTTTCAATATTCTAGTGGGATAAAATGGTTAGATGAAAAGCCGCATTATTTTGGCGATGTTCCTGCGACTGAGTATTTGGAAAACGCTGAGCGTCAAAGCATCTTTGCGGCAGTTCTTTCTATGGTCAATGCCTATAACAAAGCTATTTCTGAAAAAGCAAACGACGTTGATTATTTTGCAGATGCCTATTTGAAGGTTTTGGGAACGAAGATCGACTCTGAAGATGTCAGGTTTATGCGAGATAACCGAGTAATCAATTACTATGGTGAAGATTCAGACAAAATAATTGCTGATTTCATGTCAAAACCGTCTGCTGACGAAACGCAGGAGAATTTGCTGGACCGAATGGAAAGATTGATTTTTCAGATCAGCATGGTTGCCAATATTTCAGATGAAAACTTTGGTACATCCTCTGGCATTGCAATGAAGTACAAGCTGCAAGCCATGAATAACCTGCGAAAGACCAAAGAGCGAAAGTTTACTAGCGGCATGAATCGCCGTTACAAGCTTTTGTTCGGCCATCCGTTGCGCAAAGTACCTGCAGACGCATGGGTGCAGCTGAAGTACATCTTTACACCTAACCTTCCTTCTAACATTCTTGAAGAGGCACAGATTGCAGCACAGCTTTCCGGTATTGTATCACGAGAGACACAGCTTGGCGTGCTTTCCATCGTGGACAATGTGCAGGATGAGCTCGCGCGGATTGCAGACGAAGACGCACCAGCCGAGGAAACAATTGTTGATCGCATGACCTTCGGGACAATGCAAGAGGATAGTGCAAATGATGAAGAGGCTACAGAAGCAAAAACAGATGAAGCTTAATTTGCAGTTCTTTGCGTCGAAATCTAGTAAAGATTATTGGAGAGAACGTGAGGAGGAAGCATTAAAGCATTATGTGACAGAGGAAGCAGAATATGACCGGCGAATCAGGCAAATATATAGGGATATGCTAGATGGCTGTCAGGATCAAATAAACGCATTTTACGGCCGTTATGCAGCCAAGGAAGGTATTTCTATGGCTGAAGCCAAAAAACGAGCTTATTCTCTCGATATCGAAGCCTACGAGCGAAAGGCAAAGCGATATGTGCGAGAGAAAGACTTCTCAAAGACTGCAAATGAAGAAATGCGGTTATACAATTTGACGATGAAGGTTAATCGGTTGGAGCTCTTGAAAGCCGAGATGGGAATTGAGTTGATCACCGGACATGATAAACTGGAAAAATTCATGAGTAGTATTTTGCTGGGACGAACAATGGCTGAACTAAAGCGTCAGTCTGGAATTCTTGGAAAGACCCTCATAAATAATAAAAAAGGCGCTGAATCCATTGTAAATGCCTCGTTTCACAATGCGACATTCTCAGATCGCATCTGGATGCATCAAGATCTGTTAAAAGCTGAACTGTCAAAGCTGCTTCAAAGTGGCATGATTCAGGGAAAAGGATCACGCGAACTGGCAAAGACGCTGGAAAGCAAATTTTCAGTTAGTAGATCTAACGCAGAACGGCTCATGCGGACTGAATTGGCAAGGGTGCAGACATCAGCACAAAAACAGGCATTTGTTGAAGACGGAATACAGAAATATATATTTGTGACGGTAGGTGCTGGTGCTTGTGATATATGCGCAGCGATGGACGGCAAAGTGTTCAACGTTGCAGACATGATGCCCGGTCTTAATGCAGCTCCTATGCATCCTAGATGTCGTTGTAGTGCAGCTATTTCCAAAGAAGATATGGCACGGATGAGGCAGTTGTTGGATTCCAAGCTGGATGATGTTTACAATGCAGGTATTGCGGAACAAAATAAGACGAAACCAGTTGATAATTCTGGGAAAAATAGTATAATAAAAGAGGCGATAAACGCAACAATAAACAGTGGGGCGCTTACGAGAAAGAACGATCCCGATTTCAAAAAAAGGGAAGCGTTTGCTAAATCCTATTATCAGGAGATTATAGGAAGAGACAGCGAGAATGAAATTTCTGCAGTCGCTAAAAATAGCGCATCTTCTGTAGAAGATATTCGCAAAGTGTATTTGCATGTGTTTGTGCAAGAACATTTATTTGCGGATGGTTCTGTTCATAAATTCGATCCTGATTATGACATGGCGCAATCATGGTTTAGGTTAAGGGAAGGTATAAATATAAAAGAACATGATCTGGTCATGTTGAAACACGAATTGATGGAATCGGAAATAATAAAGAATGGATCAGATGTGACATATGAACAAGCGCATGAAGCGGCTGAAAAAATATATAACTACAAAGCGGAGCTCGAAAAATATCTGAAGGAGAATGGATTGGAGTGAGTAGGTGGTTGATATGTTAAAATATAAACTTCTTGAAAAAGTTGGGAAAGAATTTATTTATGCCTATTATCCGGAGGGCAAAGAAACTTCTGCGGGAATTGTTGGTATATCAGAATCTGGGAATAAAAGGTTGATTTCTGAATCAGAAGCTGATTTTGGAGGAAGGTATGCATATCATGCAATGAGCGGAATAAACACAGACAAAGAGAGCGGGACTGTTGCATGGTATTGATTCAAACAGTAAAAATAAGGCACTTTGCGAAAGCAAGGTGCTTTTTTCGTGTGGAAGGTGATGAAAATTGACTGTAATAAAACGCACAGAGGCAGGCATATCAATCAGCGGTCATGCGGGATATGCTGAGCATGGGAAAGACATTGTCTGCGCTGCTGTTTCGGTGATGGCGCAGAACCTGATCAGGTCGATCGAGGAGCTCACTGAGGATAAAATCGAATACTATATCGGACCGGGCAGTATTAACATTGAGTTCGGGGAGCTTTCCGAAGAGGCAAGGCTCTTGATGGACTCTTTTTATATAGGAGCTGCGATGATATCGGAAGAATACCCGGAAAATGTAACGATCGAATAATTAAGCACTTTGCATATTTGCAAGGTGTTTTTTTATTGGGTGCAAGCATTGAATCACCCATCAAAAAAGCTATGGATAAGAGCAGGCTTGCATCTCTCTAAACTGTAAGGAATTCAAGCGTGAGAATCAAAACACGGAGGTATAAACATGAAGAACGAAAAAATCAAGATGTTGTTGCAGTTATTCGCAGAAGAGGGCGGCACAGAAAATGGTGCAGACGGTGAAGGTGGAGCCGGCGGCGCAGGAATCCAGAACGGATCCGGTGATCAATCAGATACTAAGACCGGATTGAAATATACGGATGCAGACCTCGATCGCATTCTTGGCAAGAAATTTGCAGAATGGCAGCAGAAACGCACGAAAGAGGTAAGCGAAGCTGAACGCCTTGCAAAGATGAGCGCAGAGGAAAAGGCAAACGAGCATGTGAAGTCTTTGGAGAAACGTGTTCTTGAATTTGAACAGCGCGAGGCCAGAAACGAAATGATGAGACAGGCTCGTGCGCTGTTGGCTGAGCGCGACATCAATGCAAGCGATGCTATTCTGGTAAATCTGATTGCTGATGATGCAGACAACACAAAATTGGCAGTTGAGAACTTCGCGAAAGAGTTTGAAACTGCTGTTGAAAATGCTGTAAAGGCCAAACTAAAGAGCGAAACTCCTAGATCGGGCGCTCCCTCCGGTTTGACCCGAGAGCAGATTATGAACATTCAAAACCGCTCCGAGAGACAGCGGTTGATCAAAGAAAATATGCACTTGTTTAAATGAAAGGAGATTTAACATTATGAAAAAGATGGGACTTAATCTTCAGTTATTTGCTGCAGAAGAAAACTTGATCATGGCGACCGATATGGAACCAGCTATTTCCATTGACTTTGCTTCTAGGTTAAACAGCAACATTTCCGAGTTGATGAAGCTGTTGGGCATTGTAGATCTGGATTCTGTTCCTGCTGGTACTACCATTGATATCTATGCGGCGAGTTCTACCGGGCTTGC